ATGGCTTGGCCAAGATGAGGGTGAAAAAAGGTGGAAGCAAACCTGTAACGAAGTTATTTTTCAGTTAGGAAAAGGTTCTGGAAAAGACTATACATCAACAATTGCTGCAGCCTACATAGCACATTTACTTCTATGTTTAAAGGATCCTGCAGTATATTATGGTAAACCACCAGGAGATTCAATTGATATTTTAAACGTTGCTATTAACGCAGTTCAGGCCAATAACGTTTTCTTTAAAGGGTTTAGAGCCAGATTAGATAAGTCCCCTTGGTTTGTTGGAAAGTATAATGCTAAAGCTGGGTCAGTAGAATTTGATAAAAGCATTACTCTAGAGTCAACAACTGGTCACGATCAGGCTAAGACTGCCCAATCTATTTATGATATGTACAGAGCATCAGTATCCTCACGTTTCCCAGACTTTGGAAAGTTAATACTTCTTTCATTCCCTAGATTTAAAAATGACTTTATTCAACAAAAATACGAAGAGGTCATATCTCAAAAGAGTGTGGTTGTAAAATCACATACATTTATACTTAATCCAGATCTTCCAGAAACAGAGCCAGGAAATACATTTACTGTTCAGTGGGAAGAGGATGAAATAATTGCATACAAGATACCCAATGTTTATGCCCTAAAAAGACCCACATGGGAAATCAATCCAACTAGAAAAATTGAAGATTTTAAAATTGAGTTTTATCGTAATGCCGAAGACGCACTATCTAGATTTGCTTGCATGCCACCAGAGGCAGTAGATGCTTTCTTCAAGTCTAGAGAAAAAATAGAGTCAGCTTTCAATAATCCAAATTTAGCAGTTGATTTGTCTGGCAGGTTTGCAGATTGGTTTAAGCCACAAGATGATAGGGAGTATTTTATACACATCGACTTGGCTCAAAAGCATGACCATTGTGCAGTTGCTATGGCACATGTAGATAAATGGGTAAACTTAAAGGTTGGAAATGAGTATGCACAATCTGCACCAATGATAACGGTAGATGCTGTAAGATATTGGACACCTACTGCATCTAAAAGCGTAGACTTTAGCGAAGTAAAAGATTACATTCTTTCATTAAAGCAACGTGGATTTAACATAAAGCTAGCGACATTTGATAGATGGAACTCACATGAAATGATGCAACAATTAAAAGCGTACGGAATGAATACCGAATTGCTTTCGGTTGCTAAAAAGCACTATGAAGATTTTGCCTTAATTATTGCTGAGGAGCGGGTTAAAGGACCAGTGCTTCCATTACTTATAGATGAGTTACTTCAGTTAAGAATTATAAGAGATAGAGTTGATCACCCTAGAAAAGGATCCAAAGATCTTGCGGATGCAGTTTGCGGGGCTATATATAATTCCATATATCACTCTAGGCGTAAAGAAAATAAAGAAATTGAAGTTCATACCTTTAAAGAAATGCAAAGGGACAACTACTTAGAAGAAGAACAAAAACAGGTCAAAAACTTAATTCATCCACCAAGACAAATGCCACAAGAATTATCGGATGCATTAAATAATATGGGCATAGTATAACCGTTTTAGTAGTCATTTACTGATATAATTATCCTGGTAATCATTGTATTACCTAGGAGAATTGGAAAATTAACAGATTAAGACTTATATTAGGTTCATTCCTACTGACCGTGTTTCTTCTATTCATAGGTCAGTCTTCGTCGTATGCAGAAGGAACAGATAGCTCTTCAGAGCAAGTAGTAGTTAGCCCAGCACAACAAGCAGTAAACACAGCGCTTGGAATTGCTACAACAGAAGTTCAACAAGCTATAGATGCTACTACAAATTCAACCACAGAAATATCACAGGCACAAACAGAATTATCTCAGGCGCAGTTAGCCGTATCTCAAGTTACTTCGGCAATTTCTACAGCTCAAACAGATGTAAATAATGTTCAATCTGCAATAAATACAATAACCGCCATAGACGCCACAGTTACACAAATTGATCAAAGTTCGCAGGCTGTTCAGGATGCCAAAACAACTGTAAATACGGCACAAACATCAATTAATAATATTAATGTGTCTACTGCACAATCAGAGATTTCTCAACTAACAACGGCAAGAACTGAAGCTGTTACGGCGCAGTCAGTGGCACAAACAGAACTGACTCAAGCAAACATAGCAATCGATAATGCTCAAAACGCAGTCAATGCTTTGCAGGCAACCATTGGGTCAAGCACAAATGTTCTTGCTGGAGTAGATGATGCTGGAGTTAGAATGGATCTTCCATTTAATTTATTAATGGGTGGAACACTATACAACAACGTGTTTGTTGGCTCTAATGCAACCATTACTTTCGGAGTTAACGAAGGGTCTAACTATTGGGCAACACCAAATGCACCTTCTGTTTCTATAGCAGGATGGGACTGGACTACATGGAGTACAGGAACTGGTATTACATATGCAACAACAGGATCCTCTTTAGATATTGCTTGGGATCTTAGACCATTTCCACAACAAGATGCCTCTACACAAATGGTTCAAGTAAGATTTAATGCCGACGTAAATCCAGCAAATGGGGCATGGAAGGCAGATGTCTCTGCTATTGGACCTATTCCAAATGGGGCTAGATTTAATTATAGAGAAACAACAAATGGTACTGTAACAAATATTATTGATACAAATTCTGGAGCTGGATTTAATGGGCAGATTAGTCAGGGTCCAGATTTCACCCCTATTGCAGATCCAAACAATGCTTCAGTTCAGGCAGCAGTTGACGCCGCAAATGCTACTATATTCCAATTAAATTCAAGTTTGAGCCCAGTTGTAACACAAAATGCTACAAATAATTCTATTATTTCTGGATTACAATCTGGAATTAACTCATTAAACAATACAGTAAACTCAGCAATATCTACCAAAACAAGTTTACAAGCAACACTAAATACAAGGGCAACCGACTTGACTAATGCAATTAATAGTAATATACCTACACCATCCCCTATACTTGCAGAGCCAGTTATTGAGGGAACTACAGTAACCATTGCCCCTGAAGGTTACACAGCAAACACTTGGTTTTATCAAGTAATTACTGATGATCCAAATGCGGAGAATCCTTATGCTGGAGGAACATATAATACAGATGGTGCTCCAGAGTCTATTCAACTTACTGGTTTGACAGAAGGTGCTACCTATACAATTAGAGTTGCTAACTGGTCTGGTCCAGTAAGCCAATATACTGAAACTGTTATTTCAATTCCAACAACACAAAGTTCTAATTTAACTAGTGGAGGATCAGCACCAGTAGATTACCCTGTTGACCAGCCAATAGAAGAAACACCAGTAGATGAAAATCCAGTAGATGAGACTCCAATAGAAGAAACTCCTGTAGACGAAACCCCAACAGAAGAAACCCCAAATGAAGATACTGTAGATGAAGAACCTTCAGATGAAAATAATACAGAAGAGTCTGCAACAGAAGAATCTGGAGATACAGAGGGTTCTGAATTAACTTCAGACGAAGTTGTTTCTATTGTAGAAGATTTTGCTTCAGATGGTAATTTAACAGCATCAGATTCAGAGGCAATACTAGATGCACTTTCAGCAGATGGAGAAGTAACAATTGATGAAGTAGCAGGTCTATCAGAAGCATTATCTGAAGATGGAACATTAACTGAATCTGAAAAAGATTTAATTGCAGACGCATTAATTGAGTCAGCAGATGGTGGTGCAATATCGGCACAAGATATAGAAGCCTCTGGTCTTGAATTTAAAGATTTACCACCACAAACACCAGTTGATATACGTACAGATGAGAATGGTAATGCGGTTGTCATTGTAGCTGCTGTAGCCTCAGCTTTACAAAATTTAGAAAGTCCAGCTGCATTAATCGGTGGAATTGCAAACTGTATAAACCCACCAGGACCAGAAGATCCAAACTATGATCCAGATGCACCTAAATGTGAAATTTTTACTGCGCTATCTAATATTGGTGCAGATATGTCAGATGAAGAAAGAGAAGAGTCTACCGAAATGATGGTAGCAACAGTTGTGGCAGCTGGAGCAGCAATAAATGCTGTAGCTGCGGCAGGAACAACCACTGGAGGATCTAGTAATACTGGATCAAGTGGCGGAGGAACCTCTGGTGAATCCAAGGGGGTAAGGAGAAGAAGACGATGATGAAAATAATAAAAGATATGATTGATCAACTTTGGACACTTCTTGGCATGTTTATCGCCTGGGTTGTCCTAGATGGTAGTGCAAAGACAGTGGTGGGCTATGCAATAGTTGGAACAATCGTAGCTTGGATGATTACATATCCAATACGAAATAGAGAGGAGGACTAATATGGCAAAGAAGAAAGATATTGACTTAACAGTAATCGATCCAGCAACTGGAGAAGAAGTGTTAGGTTCATCAGCCGTAACTAATATTTGGAACATCCTAATGAGAATTGTCGCAGTTTTTGCGGCATCTGGACTTTCAGTAATTGGTGCAGGATCTTTGGTAGGAATTGACACAATGAAGGCGGTCATTCTTGCTGGAACACTTGGTGTTGCTACTGTAGTTGAAAAACTTGCAAGAGCATTCCTAGATGATGGAAAACTATCAGCTGCAGAAATTAACTCAGCATTTGCAAAAATTGATAAAAACGCAAAAGAATAGTAGACATAAAAAATATAGGGGTGTATAGTTAATATACACCCAGCGGTGTTAGCTTAGTTGGTTAAAGCCCCCGACTCATAATCGGGTAATCGTAGGTTCAAGTCCTACACACCGCACCAGCCCCACAGGCCTTTAGGATGGCTAGTTACACATCTATTCCCCTGCAAAGTGCAGGAATTTCTGTGGGGCCCCTTTTATTGTTGTATATTATATAGATAGATGATATACTTAATTAACGGAGGACTAATGGACGGTGTCAATTTTCAGATGGGTGGATATCAGGATGAAGACGGTACCATTAATCTAAGTTTAAAGTCGGGAGACGATTTTAACCTTGATGTCTCATATAAAGATCCACTGCTAGCCCAGTTTGTAGTATTTAATTTACCTTACATACTTTCAGATATGATGGAGCAGGCGATGGAAGAGTCCTTTGAATACAACATGGATGAAGAATTAAGAAAAATTTTAGAGGAGGGTAAGTAATGCCAAAAAGAAAAGCAACGGCTTTTAATCCGATGCAGATTAAAAACGGTAGAATTGTTCGTTTAAGAAAAGACGGAACAATTAAAGCAGACTTTGGTCCTTATACTCCAAAAAAGAAAGTTGGTAAAAAGTAATGCCTAAAGGTAGATATACAATCGGTGGTAAAGGTACGCATGGATGCAAAGGCTATCCAGTTGTAGGAGACACTGGTAAAGTTCATGGATGTCATACAACAAGACAGGCTGCACAAAGTCAACAAGCAGCCATTTATGCATCAGAAAATTCTAAGAAATCTGTAGATGAAAATGATCCAAGAATTGGTGAAAACCATGACTGTGAAGAGTGTCGTGATTCAATGAATAAGTCTATGGATTCAGATACAGACCCAATCACTGGAGAAGAAAGAGAAGCGGTATTAGACCCAGCAGAGTCTCCAATAAGTTGGGGTGGTGTATTTAAACCAGTATTGACCAAGGCATCTAAGCCAAACTATGGAAACATTATTAGACCACGTAAGGGTGAGCCTTCAAATAAAGAGTTATATGCTAGAATAGTCGCTGAGGCTAAGCGTAAATTTGATGTTTACCCATCTGCAGTAGCAAACGCCTGGGTAGTCCAGGAATACAAAAGACGTGGTGGAACATATAAATCTAGCAATTAACCAAAAGCTCTTGACTTAAGCCCACATTACTTGATATATTAGTTGTGTGGGTTTTTTGTGGGGATTAGCTCAGCAGGCAGAGCGAGAAGCTGTTAACTTCTATGTCCCTGGTTCGAATCCAGGATTCCCAGCGGTGATATCCAGAAGGGTATTTCCAAACTCTATATATAGAAAAGGAAAAACAAAAAAATATGAATAATACAATCAAAAGGATCTCTACTGTAGTAGTTTCGGCTATTGCAGCAACATTCTTGGTTGCAGTTCCACAAGCTCAAGCAGCGGTAAGTAACGGATACGTACTATCCGATTCTTTATCTGCAGGTGCTCGTGGTGTAACAGTATTGGCAGATACAACTAAGGCAGAGGCTGGAGTTAATGCAGTTGTTGCACTAACCACAAGCGATACCTTAGCTTCTACAGCAGATGACAATGTCTCATTAGAGATTTCTGGACCTGCAACATTTACTGATTACACAGCAGCGGGGTCAAACCCTACTGGTGCAACACTTACTAGTTTAGGAAAACTGTTTACATTTACAGCAACAACCTCATCAGCGGTCACATTGCCAACAAATGTAAAATTAACTATTAATGGTGAGGGCACAGTAACTGTAACACAAAAGAAGAAGGTTGGATCAACTACTTCTACAATTGATATCAAGACAATTTATGCCACAACTAGCGCAAAGACAAATACATTGTCTGTAGCGAACAGTTTTGGACGTGTCCAAGATACTTCAACACAAGGCACACTTGCTTCTAGCGTAGATGTTGCTGGATCAACAACAGTTGTTAATGGTGGAACAGGCTACGTAAACGTTCTTGCAAAAGACGCCTACGATGCAACACTTTCAACAAATGGTGTAATCCAAGCAATTGCTACTGGCGGAGCAGTTGTAGCGTGGGATGCAGCACCAACAACACAAGTAAATGCAGCAGCAAAAACTGGTGTTGGCGGAGTTCTTTATGTAACTCAAGGTACTGCTAATGCTGGAAAGCCAGTATCAACAACCATTACAATCACATTTAATGGAACACTACTTACAACAAAATCAATTAACTTTACTGGACAAGCTGCGTCTATCGTAGTTTCTGGTGAAGATATTGCACAGGCTGGCGGAGCACGTACAGGAACCTATGACTTTGTAGTCAAAGATTCTGCTGGTAATCAATTAGCTGGAATTACTCCAACTGCTGATACCACAAAGTATAGCGCACAAGTAACTGCAGTTTCTGTTGGCGGAGCATCATCTGCTACAGCAGTACAAACTGGTGGTTGGACATGCGCTGCTACATCAGGATCAACAAAGGTACGTATTCAGCACACACTTTCAGACCTTTCAGTAATCTACTCAAATGAGTTTGATGCACGTTGCGGTCAAGGTGTAAATAAGTACACAGCAACAATGGATAAGGCTTCTTATCTTCCAGGAGAGATTGCAACATTAACCGTAAGTGCAACTGATATTTCAGGAGCAAAGGTACACGATGCAGCGACACTTGGAACAGGAGTAGCAATTTCTGCTGGTGGCTTAACGCTAATCGGAACTGCTGCCTCAACAGATACATTTACAAACGGTGCCAAGACATACAAGTTTACCGTTGGTAATAACACTGGTTCATACAATGCGGTAGTTGATCTACCTGCTTATGTATCAACAGATTCTGCTAAGGTAGTATCATACAAGGTTGCACCAAGCTCAGCAGAGGTATCCAATGCTGAAGTTCTAAAGGCAATCGTTGCTCTTATTGCTCAAATCAATAAGCAAATTGCAGCATTACAGAAACTACTTCTTAAGAAGTAACTTCTGACACCTGGGGTATGTGTATAAAATGCCCCACCTAGGTCTTATAGTTCAGTAGGTTAGAACACCATTATATTGGAAGACACCAGTTCAAGTCTGGTTAAGATCGCTGGGGCGGATCAAAATTCCACCACCACACCTTTTTGGTCTGCCCCTCCTATTGACATAGTACAAATTAATAGTATACAATTATTATATAACTACTAGAGAATGGATAGAGATGCAAACATTTCTAACATCTACAAATTCATACGAATGCGCTAAGTCGCTTGACTCTAAAAGATTAAATAAACAAATATTAGAGTGCTATCAAATACTAAATATCCTATCAAATAATTCGCCTTCTGGAGCATGGAGAAATCATCCAGCAGTTTTAATGTGGAAAGGCTATGAGCATGGCCTATGGAAATATGTTCAGTCAATGATACATGAAGCTAAGGGTCGTGGCATCAAAACAGATAAGAACGAAGATAATTTAAATTCTTTATATAATAGATTTAGTAGTGATTGGGGAAAGCACCCACAAAATTGGTGGATGAATCAAGATACAGTTATGCGTATCATCACCACACATAAAGCTAATCTATTTAAAAAAGATCCTATGTATTATATTAAATATCAACACGCTACTACTAGCCCATACAATACTCCGTGCTGTGACAAATGCCAGTATTTTTGGGTAACACATTGGGAGAGAAATAATGCAGGAAGTTAAATTAACAACGCTTGAGGCAGAGCAACTGCAGAATTTTATTACAGATCATAGAAATTCATGTTATAATTTTTTATACGAAGATGATATAAAGGATAACTGGGAGCCCTACGATCTGTACGATGGTTGTGAAACTTGTGAGACAAGGGAGCAACTTATGGCTACATTTGATTGGCTTAAAAAAAATAAGTTGGTCGACGTATACGTTGAATAAATGTATATGTCTCTGTAGCTCAGTAGGATAGAGCAACTGCCTTCTAAGCAGTAGGTCGCAGGTTCGATTCCTGCCAGGGACGCTTAGCCTCTGTAGCTCAGTGGCAGAGCAACCGCCTTGTAAGCGGTAGGTCGGGGGTTCAAATCCCTCCAGGGGCTCTAGAAAAGGAGAAGTATGGAAGACAGCAGTAGGGAAGAGGAAGACGCCTTATTTACCTATTTAATGGATGTTGGTGCAATAAACATAGATGGGGTATCTAAAGATGGCGAACTATTGTATAAAATAGACCCAGATAAAATGAAAGAATACTGCCCAGAACTCCTAGAGGTTTTTAACGAAGACCTTGAAGAATCATTAATGGATTTGTTTAATAAAGGCTTGGTTGACGTTCAGTATAATGAGAATTTAGAGGCTATATTTAGTGTTAGTAATGAGGGTATAAATGAGATTGAAAAATATGGCTTTTATCATATGGACGATCCCAAAGATTGATGGTATAATTATATGATAGAGTGTACAAGCTGTGGCACAAAAGAACTGCTTATTGTTTTTTCAAAGACAAAAAGTGGTGAGCAAATTTACTTGTGTCCCATGCATGTTCCATTACAAGTATTAGAGGATGGTGAAGAAGTATGGCTGAAGGATATAAACCAACAGATGGTATGAAGTCTGCTGCTCGTCGTGCCCTTCAATGGAAAAAAGAAGGAAGACGTGGTGGAACTAGAATTGGTTTAACTCGTGCAAACCAAATAGTAAATAATGAATCTCTAAGCGAAAGTACTGTAATGCGTATGTACTCTTTTTTTAGTAGACACGAGGTAGATAAAAAAGCCACTGGATTTAGTTCTGGTGAAGAAGGTTTCCCTAGCCCAGGCCGTGTTGCTTGGGATCTTTGGGGAGGAGACGCAGGTTATTCTTGGTCTCGTCAAAAGGCACAATCAATCAAGAATAAAAGAGAAATGAGAAAAATGAGTTCAATTTGGGACGGAGCATTCCTTGGACAATTGGGTAGAGAAAACTCTGCTCAGGCCGTGGAAGTAGAAGAAATTGATGCTCCACTAGAACCAGACACAGAGCCAGCGGTTGGAAATAATGTACCCGTAGTAGAGGAACAAGTTCCAGCACAAACACAACCAGTCGCACAAATTACAGAAAATGTAGAAGTAAAAGAAACTGTTGAAGTTCCTGCCGTAGCAGAAGTTGCCCCAGTTGAAGTTGCTCCAGTTGTTGCTGAACCAGTTGTTGCTGAGCCAACAGTTGCTACTCCAGTATCGGAAGAGCCAAAAGCTGAAGTACAAAACGATGCTCCAGTTGAAGCAGTTCAAACAGAAGCACAAGTTGTAACAGAAGCTCCAAAAGTAAATCAACCTACGGAGTAGGTAATGAAATTATGGGCTACTGGATCCCAAGACTGGGATGATTCATTAACTATTGCTAGAGTTATTACATTAATGATTCAAGAAATGGATAAAGAAGATAAAAATATTACCTTTATGCACCTAGACAGACTGGGCGCAGAACAAATAGTAGGCTCTTATGTTGCAAAAACTAAGAACTTTCTTACTGGAAAAGGTTTTAAAGTATCTGAATTCATACCGTCTAAGTCTATAGATTTTGATCAAAGACTAGATAAAGTTTTGGACCAGTCCCCAGATTTCATGGTTTTGTTTAATCGTGGTAAAGACTTTAGGGCTGGCAAAATAAGAGAGTTTGCCCAAAAAAATAATATAAGGATTATAGAGCATAAAACCGCTTGACATATACCCTATAAATTTGATACTATATATGTAATGATTAAATCTATTAAGCAAATTGCTGTATCTGTAAAGGAGATTGAAAAGCTTCTTAGAGTGCTTGTAAAATACATTGCACTACAGGAGCAGCAAAGAACGTCTAGGCTAGAAAAATCTTCTAGCTTTAATAAGTTATCTAAGGAAAAAAAATGACAGCATTAAAGTTCAACATGTTGGATTTAAATCAAGCAGAATCTTTTGTAAAAAATACACCGAATGTATGGTGGGAAAACTACGACATTATAATTTGGCAACCAACAAGTTCTGGTTGGTCAAAAACTAATGGGAGATTTCACAATGACCAGTGGGGTACTGCTAAAAGAGTTGTTGTAAACAACAACGGGCTATGGAAAGTACCTACAAGTGTCAGATCTTCTAGATAAACTAGGACTAGATAAAGATAGATTTAGGTGGCAAGACCTGGCTGCTTGTAATGGGCTGCCAACAGATTATTTTTTTGATAAGTACGAAGAAGATGCGATACACGCTGCAACAATAGATGCTATGTGTTTATCGTGTCCAGTGTTAAAGAATTGCCATAAAACTGGCATTGATAATGCTGAAGTTGGTGTCTGGGGCGGGATATACTTATCTAATGGTAAGGTAGATAGATCCAGAAATATGCATAAGTCACAGGAAGACTGGAGACTTATACTAGAAGCTCTTGGTGTATATGACACTATACAGTGATGATATAGCCAAAGCTATAAGGCAGATAAAATTGCCTTATCCGAATTTAAAGGTTTCGGTTGTAGAATATCCTGGCATGTTGAGTGTTAGAATCTATGAATCGAATTTGTCAGACTTTAGCTCCGCACAACATATTACGATCATGGAGTATTTGAACATGGTTAAAAAACTTGTTGAGACTTTTGGAGTTAAGTGTGATCTAGAGGTTGCGGAGGGCATATGAGTAACGGGGATAAAATATATATCCATTCAGAAAGTGTGTACGGTGAAATTGTTTCATATGGTGCACATGTATCTAGGGTAAAATATTTTAAAGACAAGACAATGTTTGAAACCTATATTGAAAATGATGATTTCGACATAGTAGAAGAAATTCATTATCCAGACTTTTGGGAAGAGGAGAACTAAATGCTTTGCTATTCATGTGGTAAGCAAAAACATAGGCTAACACCAATCAAATCATCGTTATTTGATATCAATTTAATAATGTGTGATGCTTGTATTGAGGGTAAATATGAGCCAAGATGGGCAATCATTCTAGGCGGTAGACAGTACGGCCCAGATAAGGTTAGAGATTATATAGTAAAAAGAAGATATCACGGAAAAGATATTACAGCTAACGAAATTATTATTTAGATAGGTTGGTATTTATTTTGTGGATTTCTTTACGCAGCTTGACGTTTTCTGCCAAGAGCTTGATGTTTTGTTCCTTAACATCTGCTATTTCTTTTTGGAGGTTTATGTTCTCTTCAATTAAATTATCAATTTCAAGCTTAAGTAGGTCGTTTGTTTCTTTTATTTCATTCATTGATAATTTTAATTCATCCATTACCTTTAAAAGCATTTCTACCGATGTTTCGGCTGCTGATACTATAGATCCAGTAACCTCAGCATGTTGCTTAGGCTTACCTAGAAAAAATGCAATAACGGATCCCACTATTCCAAGTAGGGCTACAACAACGGTATCGTTCAAAAGTATTATCTCCAATAAATTAAGTATACATTATTATACCAAACATATTGACCAAACTACAAAAATGATGTATTATAAATATATAGTCAGGGCGGGAGTCTAGCATGAACAATGAAGATCTAAGCGTAATATCTGCACATGTGGCAAAAAAGTTATTTGATAAGCTGTTTGAAGGCAAAGATTTAGATATGAACGAGATTGATAAAAAGATGGGCTACTGCGCCCTTGTTACAGATTTTGTTTTGAGCACCTTTAAAGATGAGGTAGAAAAGGCAATTGGAGAGTCTAATGCATCTGTATGAAGTAAAAGATAGAGTTAATATATCTAATAAGTCATTGATACACTTTACAGCCGATTGGTGCCAGCCATGCAAGAAAATGCTGCCAACAATTGACATATTAATATCTGAAAATCCAGATATTGATTATATTAAAATAGATATAGATGCTGAGCCAGAAATAGCTAAAGAATATAATGTTTCATCTGTACCAACATTTATTGCTACTAGCAATATGCATGTGATAAGAAAATCTGGTGCGATGCCACTTCCAGAATTAAGAAAAATGTTTGATCCACCATCATGGGCTGTCGTAGAGGAATTTCAATATAATTCTGACGGGAAAATAAGAATTGAAACAGATGCCATGGGAAGAGAAAAATTTTGGGAAGATATAGGCAGACCCAATGATTGAGAAAGTCCTTATATTTTATTTGATTATAACTGTATGGTGGTATTCCTATAGGTTAATTAAGGCTAAGCAGATCATTACTAAATTAAGTAAAGATAAAGATGCCTATTATGAGGCCTGGAAAAACAACTCTAATATAATTATACGGGAGAAAAAATGAAAAAGAAGATAATAGGTTGGGGATCTTTAATTAGTCTATTAGGCATTATATACCTATGGACAATTTTAAAAGGAGTTGCTATACTAGATAGTATAGAAGATATGTTCGACCACGACGACGACGAGTCGGAAGAATGGGAAGAGTTATAAATGGAATATCCTAATTGGTTTGCTAATGTCCAGGACAGCTTTGAGAGAAACTTATCACGTTTTTCTGGTCAAGATAACATTAACTTTTTACAAATAGGTGCCTACACTGGCGATGCCTCCTTGTGGATGTTAGAAAAAATACTTACTGGAAGTAACTCAAGCCTATATGACCTAGATACTTGGGCTGGATCAGATGAAGAAATACATAAAACCTTTAACTGGGCAGAAGTAGAAAATACATACATGTCAAAGGTAGAAAAGTTTAATAATGTAACTAAGCTTCGTGGTGACTCAAAAGCTATCCTGCCTTCTATGTTAGATGAGAAAAGAAACTTTTTTGATTTCGTATATGTGGATGGAAGTCATAAACTAATGGATGTTTATGATGATGCCAGATACTCCTGGCAACTACTAAAAGTAGGTGGACTGATGTCCTTTGACGACTATGGCTGGAATGGAATGAATGTAGAAGTTCAAATGGGTGCGGGTGGAGAAAACTGAATGACAACAATCGTAGGTATACAGGGTGATGGCTGGTCTGTAATGGCTGCAGATAGTCAGATTACAGAAGACAACAGTAGAATTATTAGTTCTGCTACGCCAAAAATTATTAGATTTAAAGATATTATGATTGGTCTTAGAGGAGATGCTAGACCAGGAGATATTATTGCATACAGCTGGAAGCCACCAAAAATTGTTGGCGACATACAAACGTGGGTTGTAGCAAAAATGATACCCTCTATGATAACAGCATTAGATGCTTCAGATTATGACTGGAAGCATAAAGAGTCTGACTTTAACTTTCTTATATCGGTAAGGGGAGAGTTGTTTGATGTTGGATCAGATTTTTCTATCAGCAGATCTGATGAAGAATTTTATGCAACTGGAAGTGGTGCTGGTATAGCAATGGGATATATATACGCAAAGCTTTCCGAGGATGCAGATATTGTTGAGGCTCAAAGAGTGGCCGAAGCAGCAATAAAAGCTGCGGAACAATTTGATATAAATACTGGCGGTCCAATACAAGTAGAGCTGTACGAAGAGGAATAATGAAAAAAAATAATGCTAGGGTTTCTCAACAAAAAGCCAAACGTGCTGTTAGACGAAATAAAAGAAAAAAGTCTAATATAAAAAGAATAACGCTTCCAAATGGCATGACTGTTCCTGGAAATACAACCCCTGGAACAAAGATAACCAGCTTGGATATGCTTCCACAAAATGTTAAAGATTGGGCTGACCAACAAGGTATAGAATTAGACCTAAGTCCAGAAGAACCTGAAAATAAGGTATCAGAAGATGAGGTCAACACTGAAGTAAAGGCTGAGTAATATGACAACAAATATTACTCAAGATGAACAACCTGTCGACTACTTCTTTTGCTTGCCAGGAGAAAACTTTTCTGCAGAATTTTTAGTTGCTTGGTCAAATACATTGCTTACTTTAATATCCGAACAAAAAACATTTATGTTTAATAATCTT